TACGCAAGATTAGACGCAAGCATTTCCAAAAGTATTTGGAAGGATATGCCCGTGCGCTAACAAGTCGTGATGCTGAAAAGTATGTAGATGGTGAAGATGAAGTAATTGACTTTGAAACTATTATTAACGAAGTAGCATTACTCCGCAATAGATGGTTAGGCATTATGAAAGGCTTGGATACAAAGCAATGGCAAATGGGACACGTTGTTAGACTGCGTACAGCAGGCATGGAAGATATTAGGATTGATTAAAGGTGTTGCATATTTGCAACACTAAAACAAAGAAACAACAACCAGGACCAATAATAGGATTATTGTAATTATATTACAATAAATAACCGCGTTATGTTTTCGCCAAGTTATTCGTGTTAATTCACCTTTTTGCAAGCATAATAAAGAACAAAACAGCAATAAATGCTGTAAACTAACCCCCCAGAAGGAAATATAAGACAATGAAAAGACTACTCGCAACTACTGCTCTACTGGCAGTATTGACAACACCTGTTATGGCTGATGTAACTATCGGCGGAGACATGGAATGGTCATACCAGGACAACGACGGAACAACATCAACAGTAATGGATGGTGATATTAACTTTAAAGCAAGTACTAGTACAGACACAGGCATGACATACGGTGCAGATTTTAATCTTGACCAAGACGGCAATGATGATGGCGGCAACAGTATTACTATTGCTAATGATGGATTTAAACTTGATCTAGGTGATGTAAACAGTGCGCTTGATGCAATTGACGACACAACTGACTTTACATATGTATTAGGTAATGGTTCACCAAGCACAGACCATTCAGCAATCCTAAGTCTAACACCAATTGATGGACTTACTGTAAACATCAGTAATGCAACTGGCAACGACTATGGAACAACTGCAGGCGAAGGCTATGCTTACAGTGGCACATATGCTATTGGTGAAATTGCAACCGTTGGTGCAGGTCAGATGAAAAATGCTGATGATTCAGAAGAACTACTTATGAATGTAAAAGGTTCAATGGGTCCACTTGGTGTTGCTTTTGAAAAGCATACAGCAACAACCACAGCAGACGTTGACACAGACACAACTACAATGGGCGCAACATATACAATTGATGCACTTAAAGTTGGCGTTGAGTTAATGGAAACACAATCAGCTGGTACAATTTCAAGTGATGAAATTACGCTTGGCGCACAGTATACTGTAGCACCAGGTCTAGTTGCATTTGCTGAAATGACAGAAGATGACAAGACAAGTAGTGAAAAAACTACTGCATTTGGTATTTCAGTAAAATTCTAATGTAAATTTAGGATATTAAAAAAGCAGCGGAAACGCTGCTTTTTTTGTGACTTAATCTATTCTTATATCTTCCATGCCTGCTGTACGCAGTCTAACAACGTGTCCCATTTGCCACTGCTTTGTATCCAAGCCTTTCATAATGCCTAGCCATCTATTTCGTAGTAGTGCTACTTCGTTGATAATAGTTTCAAAGTCGATAACTTCATCTTCGCCATCTACATACTTTTCTGCATCGCGACTTGTTAGCGCACGGGCATATCCTTCCAAATACTTTTGAAAATGCTTGCGTCTTATCTTGCGTAACTGTATGTTGAGGTAGTTAAGCACTGCTTCAATCTCTTGTAGTTGATTGAAACGATGCTCAGTGATGCCAGGCAGTGCAGTTATGTTCCGTTCTACAATGCCTTTGACATGGCACTCACGCTTTGCTTCTTCCAATTCGCTTTCATAATAATTAATGAAACTTGGAATAGCACCTAAGTCATTTACAATTCTGTTATAGTATTGGCTCAATACTCATCTTCTTCTAGTTCGAAGTCCTCTTCTCCAAGCAAATCTTTTACACTTGCTTTGAGGTATTTGTCTACACCACCAAGTTTAAATAGATCCTGTTCGTCAAGAATCTCTCCCATGTCTTCTACAAAATGATCACTTGCTAACTGCATGTCCTTTGCTGGAATATACTCTTTAAGAATTTTATAAGCGTCAATTACAACTTCTACATCACTCATTTTTTTTACCTATACAGTTCTGGAAAAATATTTTTTAATTTTTTAGTATTCTTGTTTGTTTCGTACCAATCAATATACGCAAAGAAGTCATCGCGCAAAGATGGATCATATTCTTTGTCATTAACTCTTAACAGTAGATCTTCATATCTAGTTTCAGTATCGTTAATGATATTTCTGTTATTTACTATATCTTCTAATAGTTTCTTTCTAATTTCGTCTGGCAACGTTTTTATACTCAAACATGCCGGCTCATCTACTATGTTAGTTCCTAGTTTAACATTATTGTTTTTACACCAAGCAGCAAGATCTTTGAATCCTAACACTGTTGCTGTTTGGAACGTATACAGTATTGACATATCTATTCTAGGGTTAGCAACGGCTTTGAGAACGTGTTGTTCAACCTGCTCCCATTTAGAGTTGTATCTAGCCCATTCTTGTACTTCTTCTATTCCTTCAAGACTAACACTACAATGTATATATTTAAAATCTCCGAGACTATCTAAAATATCTGAAAAATCTTTACTACCATTTGTAGTAAATATTAGGCTTAATCTACTTTTAACTTTATTAGGAAGTTGCCTTAATTTGTCTAATAATAGTTTATCTAAAAATGGTTCGCCACCAACTAACTTTAGAAACTTGATATGCTTGTTGTTTGCTAACACGTCGTCGAGATATTCTATAAACATTTTATTCTTATATGTAAACGACTTTGATTTTTTCAAATAATCTGGATCTTTTGCAAGTGCAGACTTTACAATAGGGTGATCAAGATTAGCCATCCAGTTTGCATAAATCAACGAACTATCCTCAGGATGACACATAACACATGCATAATTACAGGTATTCCCAACTTTGATATCTGCACTTAAGATTATATCACTGTGAAAATCTTCTTTCTTCTTGAAATATAAATCCATCCAATTTGCATTGCTCGAATCTTTTTGTAATGCAAACAAGTGATTTAGACTTTGTCGCAAACTCTGTATATTACTTTTTTCCTTAATCCAACAGTCGTCGCAATGCGGTGACTTTATTCCGTTAGCCAAATCTCTTTTCAAATCTAAGATTGGCTGAGTATTCAAATATTCCAATGAATCCATTGATTCGCTAGGAATGTGTTTTGTTATGTTTTCAGATATTGCACAACAAACTCTCTTAGACATATCATTGTGATTTCTTATTTGAAACCATGGAGCAACACAGAATGTGTCTTTGTTATTCTGCATTCTCTTCCAATACTTCGCCTGTTTCTGGATCAACAACATCTTCTGTTGGTACGCCATCAACGATATCATCAATACTTAGTCCATCTGCATTGCTAATATCATCCATAATAACTTGAAGTTTATCACCAGTCCAGCCTTTGCGGAACTCTAACATTTCTTCACCACTAGTAGTTGTATACTTTAGTCGATTGCCTTGTTTAGTAAGCATACCTTTTGCTTCAAACAAATCAAGCAATCCACTGTATGGATCCATGCCTGTTTCATATGGAATCTTGACCTGCACACCTTCAAACGGTTTTGCATAACGTGTTTTCATAACCTTACACGCCGCGCGAATACCATTTACAGTAGTAGTCTTGTTGCCATCTAGGTCTTCTTTTAGTTTAAGTTTACGCATTGCAATAACAATACTACTTGCATAGATAAAGCCTTGTCCACCACTGATCTTGTCATCTGGATCAAACATATCCTGACTTGCATATGTATGGTTAGTACACACCATGCCTACATTGTAACTACCAATCATGTTTACTGTGTTACGCACAAGACTAGTAAGTGCCTTAGGTTTACGTCCCATGTCACCTTTCATGTCGCCTTTGTTAAACTGGTCAACATCAGTAGGTGTCATCATCATACCCAAACTATCGAGTACAAACAGTACCTTAGGACGATCTTCTTCTGCCATTGCTTTGTAGTCTGCCATAAATGTACTGAATGTTTTAGCAACGTCATCAATCATGCTCATGCTTAGTTTAAGTAACTTGCTTTCGTCAGTGTCAACACCAAGTGCATGTAACCAACTTTCGTCTAGTGCATTCTCACTGTCGATTACAACAACAAAAATACCTTGCTGTTGTGCAGCTTTAATAATGTTGCCGCTTGCAAAATAACTTTTGCCTGCGCCTGATTCACCTGCAAACACTGTAACTTTGCCCATAGGCACACCTTTGTGGAAGTCTCCACTAATAAGATAGTTAAGTGCATAACTGCCTGTACTGATCCAATCTGTTGGATCATGAAAGCCAATGCTCAATCCATCAATGCTTTTTGTTATGTCCTTGCGGAACTTGCTTACGTCAAACGGCTTTGCCATGTTATTTCCTTTATAAAATTAATTCTACAGTTTGGTCAATCTTATTATTCTTAACAAATATCTCATAAAGATCACCAACTGATTCAGTGTATCCTTTAAAATTTCCAATTGGCAAATATGATCCAATTGGCTGTTTTCCTTGTTCGTGCATCCAATGTACATAATCTTCTGGATATGTACTAGTATACGGCTTTTTTAACTTTACGTCAAGTGTATATGGCAATCTATCAAAGTTTGTAATTTTTGCTACTTTATCGCCATAAGTCCAAGCATTATAGTCATCTCTGCCTAAACTCCAGTACTCTAAACTTAACTGGCTTACTCCATGATGTAGATAATCACATATATTATCCATACTATCAACTTGATGTTTAAACAACGTATGAGACTGTTGTTCTACATATTTAACTTTACTATGTGATTCTAAACTATGAAATGCTAAATTGATGTCGTAAAAAAGTTGTAGATATTCATCACCTAGTTTTGCTAACAAGTTAGGTAATCCTGGGTTATTATGGTGCACTGTTGCCCAATCTAAATGTACACGATTTAAGAAGTTTTGGTCTAACTTAACTTCATCATAATCAAATACATATATTTTAAGTTTACTAGTGAAAACTTCATTTATACGAGATATGCTTTCATACAATCTGTCTACGCTTGCATAGGGGATTGTATCTTCTTTAATTATAAACTTGTTACTAGGAAGCTGATTTAGCCAATGTTCTAC